GGTGGAGATGATTAACGGCAATATCTGTTCTCTGTATAACGTACATGGACAGCTGAATGCAGGATGGGGCCTCTATTTTGCACGGAACGTGGGGGTGAATGACAACCATGGTCATTATGTGGATGGTACTTGTAACTGGAACGGCAACACTTCTGGCGGTGTCTCCCTTGCCACTGGAACAGCTTCCGCAGATGCCACCGCTCCAAAGGCCATCACGGGTCGCCTGAACACCCAGAACAACACTGGACCGGGTGTCTACATTGGCACCACTCGAAATGACTTTGTGGTGTACTCTGAAGCCAATGCCGGTGGAGATATTGCACAGCAGTGTATTCTAGATACTTATGCAATTGGCACTAGGGTACACATCCTTGAAGGTGCTGTTTATGGTAACATCGCGGGTGTAGCCGGAAGTCTTGATGGCTGCATGGTTACCAGTTCCAACGGCTTTGCAGACTACCGCGCGCAGACCAAAGGAAAGGCCACGTTTGCGGGAGGTTCCGGGAAAGGCTTGCGCATCTATCTGGACGATGCAACAGCGGGGTATCTGGATGTTGAGAAAACAGGAACCCGTGAGATTCGCCACAAGCACGCAGGAAGCTCTGGAATCTGGAACGTCTACCACGAGCACAGCACGCCGGGCACTGAGGTTGCGCAACGATTTGAAGGGAGGTTGTTCCCAATCGGAGACAACCTATGGGACTTTGGGGCAAGTGCTCTACGTTGGCTCATGGGCCACTTCAACCAATTACGGGTTTGGGGTGCTCCTTCTGGGGCTACAAACTCCATCACGTTTGGGTATCAGCTTTCGTCAACGGTTGGGGCTACCGGTGCCGCAGCCGCTCTACCTGCCCAGCCCCTAGGCTACATGATTATGTATGTGGGAACGACACAAGTAAAAGTCCCTTATTATACTGCATGATGTTGGTACTCTTTAAGGAACTAGAATGAATCCCTTGTTTATTGAACCTATCTTTAGTTTAGGAAAATCTCTCATTGAGCGAGTTTTTCCTGACAAAGAAAAACAAGCTACCGAAAGAGCATCCGCAGAGCTAGAGTTACTGAAAGCACAGCAAGACGGTACGTTCAAGGGAATTGAGCTACAGCTGTCTGCTATTTTGGCAGAAGCCCAATCTCCCGATCCTTGGACCTCTCGGGCTAGGCCCAGCTTTCTCTATGTCATGTACACCATGATTTTGTTTGCTATCCCTATGGGGTTTTTGTCAGCCTACAGCCCGACTACGGCAGAGGCTGTTGCAAATGGGATGAAAGCTTGGTTGGCAGCAATTCCAACAGAACTTTACACTTTGTTTGGTGTGGGTTACACTGGCTACGCAGTTATGCGTGGTGTTGAAAAAATTAAAGGATCATCGTAAATGACTACTTCAACAACTACCATCTGGTCCATGTCGAGAGACTCACTCATCAGCAAAGCTCTCAGCAAACTGGGGGTGGTTGGTGAAGGAGAAACGGCTTCTGCTACCCAGATTGCCGACTGTGTGGATGACCTTAACGGAATCTTGGCAGAGTTTCAGTCCCTGGGGATGCCTCTCTGGAAACGCACAGAACTGGCTGTTCCTATTGTAACTGGCCAAAAAGAGTACACAATTGGAGAAGGTAAGACTATTAACGTCCCCTTCCCTTTTAAACTCTCTCAAGCTAACTTGGGTCTTGCAGGAAGTGCTACTCGTTTGAACATGGTTGTTCTTGCCCACTACGACTACAACAACCTTCCGGTCACTACGTCTGGTACCCCAATTCAAATAACCTACCAACCTTTCATTGACTATGGGGTGCTGTCCGTATGGCCCACCCCTGACGCAAGCGTTCCCGCTGGTAGCTTCATCTACATCACATACCAACAGCCTCTGTACAAGTTTACCAACGGAACAGAGACTCTGGATTGTCCACAAGAATGGTACAACGCAGTGATCTACCAACTCACTCATGTGAAGTCTGATGACTATGGACTCCCTCTTGAAGATCGTCGTTGGTTTGAAAAACAAGCTGAGAAACGTCTTGCTGGTGCGTTGAGTGCTGGAACAGAGGATGGTTCTATTAACTTCTACCCAGACCGTGGAGACAGGTAATGGCCTTTTCTAAAGCACCTTCTCAAAGTACCTATCAGACTAAAGAGCTTAAATCTGCTTGGGCACTACGTAATCGAGATGCTGCTGGTACCAAGGACACCATTGCTCTAAATGGTTTCTTTGATCTAGTTATTGACAAAGCTACTGGAGACAAGGACCTACACTTTGTAAAACGGGATGGTACGTCTGTAGTAGAATATACTCTTCCTAGTGGTCCCCCAAGAGGGGCCTTCTACTGGGAAGATGAAGACAAACTCTTTGTAGCGTACAGCAACGACATTGCTGTCATCACTGGGTCTACTGGTGCTTTGGTAACTACCCTGACAGATGTCTTTGTGAGTACCTCTGGTGAAGTGGGTTTTTGTGAGTTCCTGTATGACACTGGGGCAACTAAAATTGTTGCGGCAGATGGTACTCGCCTTGTCACAATAGATGCAGCTAACACCGTAGTCACTGGGTCGAGTGTAGACCAGCCTACCCCATTTGATCCACATGTAGTGTTCCTTGATGGCTACCTGTTCATGGTAAAGAGTGGAACGTCAGACATCTACAATAGCAACTTGAATGACCCATTGCTGTACACAGCTGGTGATTTCATTTCTGCTGAGATGATTGCAGATACGTTGATTCGTATTGCTCGTCTAAACAATTACATCCTTGCCCTTGGCACAGCCTCCATTGAGTTCTTCTATGATGCTGCTGTGGAAACAGCGAGTCCCCTTAAACGAGTGGATACTCCTGTGAAGAATGTAGGTTATCTTGGTGGTCTAACTACCCACTTGAACAAGATGTACTTTGTAGGACAGACACAGAACACTGCTCCTGAAGTGTACGTTATGGAAGACTGGAAACTAGACTCTCTTGACAATCCCCCACTACGGCGCTACATACAGCCCCACACGGCGTTTAGCGGTGCTGTTGTAACGAATGGTGGTCACGACTTTTATGTCCTCACAGTCGGTACTATTACTTATTGGATGGACCTTGAGACGAAAATCTGGACGCGGTTGGCTTTTCAGGGTACCGGTGCCTTCGCTCTTCAAGACGCCATGATGGTACCTAGGGTAACCATTGGTAATGTCTCTGTTTTGATTCCGACGACTGGAACGGCATTGTATTTCTTCAACCCCACTGTTTACCAAGATTCTGGGACAAACTTTACGGCAGAGGTGCAGACGTACAAAGAGATGTTTGATTCCTACCACGAGAAGTACATGGCTAGGTTAATGGCGATTACGGACAAAGCTGGTGCGGGGTCGTTGGACATTTCATGGACAGATGACGATTATGTGACCTACTCGGCAACCAGAACGGTTGATCTAACAGATCGTAGGCCTCGACTACATCGACTGGGTAACTTTGTGGAACGGGCATTTCGTTTTACTCAGGCGTCCAATCATCCCCTAAAGCTTCACCACTTTGAGGTGGACTATAACATTGGAAACAGATAATGGCTGACTTACTTCCACCCACTCCAGTGGGGGTTCCACCGGGACACTCCTTCTGGAATGACTGGTA